ACTGCGCCCCCAGGGCCTGAACCAAAGAATCGAAAAGCTCGTTGGTCAGCTTGAGCTTGTCCCACGCTTTGCGCGCAGCCTCCTTGCCCACCTTGCGCGGGTACAGGGCCCAGAACTGCGCGAACGACTCAGCGTGATCTACCTCATCATCGCCATAAGGCTTTTGTTCTTTATCTTCTCTTCTCTTCTCTTCTCTGGTCCGCAATTTGTCCGCATCACTAGCGGACACGTTGCGGACATTCTTTGCCTTTCTGTCGTTTCGCTTGCGCTCGTTATCGTTGGCGCGGCGCTTGGCGCTGGCCCCGTTATGCTCCTCAAAGCGAGGCATTACGAGGCTTCCGTCGTCTTGGATGCCCGCCCATTCCACGTCAATCATGGCCTGGGTAAAGCCTGGCCACCCCACCACAGCATCCATTGCGTCCACCGTGTAACCGACCAACACCCCATCATCACAATGGGTGTCGAAGATGCTCCAAGCGATGTGCAGTCCGCCAATGATCCGCAACCTGTCCGCTTTCAATGCGGACACCATGCGGAACACTTTCGGATGCGTCTGAAGGTCTATTCGCATTTTGATCCAGTCCCCGGCCATTACGCGGCCCTCTGTGCTTTGTCGTGGGTGAACAGGCCGTCCCAGGTCTTCTTCATGGGTAGTTCGCCGGCCAGGTACAGGTCGTACAGGCGCGCGGCACCCTTCTTCAGCAGGATTGGCGTGTAGGAGATGAAGGGGTCTTTGCCGTGAGGGGTGACCTCAACCTGGTGTTCGGTCATGTACTTGTCGCGGGCGTACGAGCCAACACGGTGGCGGGTGCCGGACTTGCTCTCGTTGTAGAGCCAACTCCGTGCTTCCAGGTAATTCCCCACCTGCATTACGTTGACGCCATTGAGGCCCTTGCAGAACTGGGTGTGGGTCATGCCTTCCTTGAAGAGGTTCTCCAAGGAATGGATCTTCGTGGCCTGCTGCTCGACCTGGGCGGTGAGCATCAAGCGGGCCTTTTCAGACTCCATGGCAATGTTCAGGATTTCGAGGGTGGTCAGTTGTTGAGGGCTTACCACCTGAGCTTCCAGTTCCTGCCAGCGATCAACCAGCGCTGCCGTGAACTCAGGGCTGAGCTGAGCGACAATAATGAAACTGTCCCGCTTGTTGACCAGGTATACCGTCATAGGCCTTGATCCAGGCCCGTCATGAGAGGTTTCCTCCGATGCAGTAAACCTCACCACGGTCTTTTCGGAGAGGCGCTCAATGGTGCGCTTCACGTTATCGTGGCGAGCATCCAAAAGTTCGGATATTTCTCGTGACGACATTGTCCGCGCCACGTTTTGTGATTGCGAGAAACGTGGCACGAGATTGTTGGGGCTATTGATCGATTCGGTGTGTTGGTGCATGATTCGCTCCAGTTGTTTACCGCTGTAGAAAAAGCCGACCTCGTACGTCGGCTTTTTTGTGCCTGGAATTCAGGCGATGGATTTCAGTGCAGGCTTGCCGTTGATCAATGCTTCAGCCTTGCGGCGCAACTCCCCCGCCTTCGCTTCAACCTGACGGCACTGCTTGGCGAAGGCCGGCAAGTGCGGCAGGTCTTGCTCGCACATCACTTGGTCGTCAAACACTTCGCTGCCGGTGTCAATCACATCACCCAGAGCACGGATCAAAGCACCGAAGCTTTTGTTCGCACATTGTTCGCTGGTCATCTGGCGGGCACCGGTCAAGCCGTGTCGGCTCGCCAGCTCGTTCAGGCAGTGATCGCGGAATTCAGGCTCAAGGGCGTTGACCCACGACTCTTCCAGCCATGACGGCATTTCCTGATCGCCGTTCAGCCAGCGCTGTACACGCTTGAGCCAGCGGCCGGTCGCCTTCACGAACTCACTCACGTCGCCGGTCAGTTGGGGCGAATTGAAATCAGGGACGACCTTCTCTTTGGCGCGATCAGGGATCGACAGGTACAGCTCGCGGCTTAGCGCCTGGGCGAAGTCGTCCTGGCTCAGGCTGGTGCGTGCGATCTGGTTTGCTGCGTGGGCGACCAGCACCTGATCACGGGTTTGTACGGTGTGTCTGGAACTGGACGTTTGCATAGGGACTGCTCTCTTCTAACCTGGCTTCAATGGAACGGCGGACAGGGATGTCAGGCGGACTGGGCGCCCTTTTGGGGAATACACAGCTCGCGAGCAGTGATTTTTCCACCGGTCAACTCTTCTGCCTTGAAAGCCTTTTCGGCGCGCATCGGGTGAATCCCGGCAACCCAGTACGAAACTGCGGCTTGAGAAACGTCGAGCGCTATAGCGGTTTTGGTTTGCCCGCCGAAGAAGTCGACGAGCCTTTCGATAGGGGTCATAAGAGCACCCTCCTAATAAGCCTGCTTATATCCTAAGTAGAAGGACACTTATTTGCAAGCCGATAAGGGAACTTATAAATTTCAGCTGATGAGCACACTCGCCGAACGAATCAAAGCCGCACGCAACCACGCCAAGCTGACGCAGAAGGCGCTCGCCTTAAAAGTGGGTGTTGAGCAACCGGTAATCTCCCAGCTGGAGACCGGGAAAAACCTTCAAAGCGCACACTTGCCGAAGATCGCCCATGTGTGTGGTGTGAACGCTATTTGGCTCTCCGAAAATACCGGGCCAATGACAGGTGTGAGCGCTACAGAGTCAAATATCTCTATTGCGGCGCAGCCCACCAAATCATTCCGCTATCCGGTAGTGAGCTGGGTTGCCGCCGGCGCCTGGGCGGAAGCAGTAGAGCCCTACCCGGCTGGAATCTCGGACACCTACGCATTTTCGGAGTACGACTCCAAAGGCCCAGCGTTTTGGCTGACAGTCAAAGGTGACTCGATGACAGCGCCCGCCGGCCAGAGCATCACCGAGGGCACGCTGATCCTGGTGGACACAGAAGCTGAGGCAGCACCAGGTAAACTGGTAGTAGCCAAGCTGCCAGACAGCAACGAAGCCACTTTCAAGAAGCTGGTAAGCGACGGCGGACGGCTGTTCCTGAAACCGCTGAACCCCAGCTATCCCATCGAGGCAGTCGACGAGAATTGCCGGATCGTGGGCGTGGTCGTGCAGGCGCTGCAGAAGTTTTACTGATCCGCAAGTGTGCCGGGGCGAGTATGCCCGGGCGGTAAGTTAAATCGAGATATCGCGAGCTGAGTAGCGCTCGTATACACAAGGGAATGTGGTAATGAATGCCTTTCGGATCGCGACTCTAGTAGTCGCCCCGCTTTTTATTTCCGGCTGCTTCAGCACGCCAAAAGAAAAAACAGAATACGAAAAACAGATCGACGCAGTACCGATGCCGGTGACGGAAGCTGAGCGCCTAGAGCAATGCCGTACCTTCAAGCTAGCCGCAGATCGCCAGCAGGCTGAGGATTTCGTGCAATACGCACTGCGGTCCAAGATGGGCGCCTCGGATTCGGAATATACCGAGACTCAAGCTCTTAGAAATCGCCTCAGAGCCATGAAGTGCCCTGGGTATGGCTGGTTTTCCTGATGCTGCTGCCCAGAGTGAGCCAATGACTGCATGGCGAGAGCAGACCTTCTGGAGCAAGGTTGGGGTCATTGCTTGCCTGGCTTTCCTTATGATGCTGCCCGGCTATTCTGATGTCGCTGGACTGGGCGTAGGCTCATCCGGGCGCAAACGAGTGTTCAGCCCTGGCTTCGTTGTGCTCTGCACAATCGTGGCGGTGGTTGAGCTAATCGCGCTGAACCACTTCTACGGTGCGGGCGGATGAGGTGCTAATCTCAGCGGTCCCTAGATCGGACGATCCTACCCTAGGTGTTCGGCAGCGGCAGAATATCAAGCTCTTGAATGAAGAAATTGAAGGTGAGGCCCGATCTGTCGGGGTTGGTTATCTTCCAGTGCTTTCAGCGGCCGACGGAGCAAAGCAGGTTGTACTGATCGGCGCGTAACCCTTCGGTCCTACCCAATAGCCCGGCCCAGCGCCGGGCTTCTTGTATCTATTCCCTGAGCTGATAATCTGTGCCCCTCTCGAATGGACTCGTTTTCATGCGCCTATCCTCGATGACACTGGCCTTATGCGCCATCTTCACCTGCATCTCCTTAACCGCCCAAGCCGACACCAAAAAAGAAAGAGACATCCACTGCGCGGCCTACTACGAAGTGCTTTCAGTAGCTGGTGACCAGCCAGACATAAGCCGCAGTCAGTCCTCAAGAGCCTCCTATGTACTATTGGTGCATGCTGGCTATACCCCGCAGGCTCAGGAAGAAGTTGCGCAAAAAATGGTGGAGTTGCACAAAGAGACACCAGGGCGGATGACGCCAGCTAGCACTGCCAAGCTGCGTGAAAAATACGACGCCGAATGTAGAGCCCTTCTGAAGGCCGCCTTATGAGGATCCTGATGCTTGTGAGAGCCGATACCCTGGCGGTAGCAGCATAAGCAGCCATCATCGAGCCCGGCCTAGCGCAGGGCTTCTTGTATCTGGTGATCCCCCTACTCTGCTATCGTGGCGCCCTATGATCGCAATGGAAGCATCGAAGCATGGACTCATGGAAGACCCTGGCGATCGCCCTACTGGCATCGGTCAGCACGCAAGCCGTATCGGGTGATGGCGCCAACCCTATCGCTGCCGCGATATTTCTCACAATCTCCGCGCCAACCATTTTAATTGGGGCGACCACATCCCTAACGACCGAGCCGCCGAAGGTTTTCAAGTCAGCCAAGACCGACGCCCTTGCCTACATAGGTTCGGATGGCGAGATTCGCGGTGCACAGTTTGAGCAAGCATCCCGACACTACCGATTGAGCTATAGGTCGCCTCTCATGTCCGATATGCAACTCGCCAAGGCAATCGCGACGTCCTACTGAGCACAACATTTCACATCCCTTTCACAGTCGGGCGCTTATGGTTACCCCAGCTCCTAGAGAACATCCCTTTAAGCCCGCTACTCCCCATCGCGGGCTTTTCTTTGTCTGCGATTT